CAGAAATCAACGCGATACCACCAGTGTTTTCTGTGACATAGTCAAAGCATTGAACAAGCTGGCTTTGTGAGTTTGCAGGAACTGAATTGTTTACAATCGAGTTTACGATGAAAACCTTATCAGTATTCTTAGTTTGAATTTGAGATCCAGTAAGTGCAGTTGCAACACTATCCACACCTTGAAGTTTGACATCATAAATTAGAATCTGGCCAGTATTAGCAGAAGGACCACCAACGCCGAAAAGAACATTGTTTGGCGTTGCCACCTTACCAGTAAAGCGAGCGTCTAAGAAGTTTGTGCCATTTGCCCAAATTTGCTCAGCGTTTGCATAGAAATCGTCTTTATCTGTTTCTGTTACATTCAAAATAACATTACGATTGTTCTGAGTGAACGCATCATAATCTGTATCACTGATCACAGTATCAGCCATATAATCGATAACACTACGATCGTATGTAATCGGAATTAGGAAATCTCTTTGACTATTTGAAGATGAATCTGTCTGATTTAGAACCGTCACCTGCAAATCAGTGAATAGGTTTGCGCGCGGATCATCACCAACGCCACGATAAACAATAACCTCAGTGTTGGAGTAGAGGCGATATCCGTATCCTGGAAAGCGCGTTGTTACTGATTCAATAGAACCAAGAGTAACATTACCAACAATCGCCACAGCATCGTTAGCGTCACCTGTGATACCAAGACCGCCAGTCACTACAACTGGATCGCCGATATTATAAAACAAACCGCGACGATTTTGTTGTGGGTCTGTTTTGATATTCGAATCAATTCGAATGTTGGAGATCGTTCCAATGATTCTTTCTAAGAAAACGCGAGCAACGCCATATTGATCGACATAATCAATACGAATACGCTCACCATTATTGAAATATTGCTTCACGTTAGAGACGTAAATTTCAATGATCTCTTTTCCGTTTGTTTTATCTATCGTTCTGTTTGCTGACTCAACAACGCAACTTGCGCCTGATTCAGCGCCAACAATCAAACGCTTCTCAAGAAGGTTCACGTCGACGTCTCTATTACTTTCGCTGACCGTGATTCTAAATGCTTTTGGTTTTGCCCACTTACCGTCTGATGCGATAAGAATTTCTTCTTTTGGATAAAGAACTTCGATATCTTCAGCAAATAATGCTCTGAACAACCACTTGAGTGATTCATCGCTGCCCTTCTTGCTGTAGTATTCTCTTGCGCTCTTTAGAATCTTCTCAGTACTGAGAGCAGTTTGCTCTGGGAAGTATGGAAGCAATTCTTGTTTGAAGTAGCGAATAAATTCGTCTGGCGTTTCATCAATCTCACGATACTTGTCAATGTTCATTGCATGGTAAACAGTGTTACCCGCAGTGTTAGAAACTCCAGAAGGATTATTGGTTTCTAACCATTGATAATACAACTCAACAAAACGTTGAAATTTAGGGTGATCTGCTCTAATGAAGTCAGGTAACTGACCACTGACTAGAGCTGATATTGTCTTTTCAGAAGCAGCCATAGATTATTCTACTACTGGATTGATGATTGTTGCGATACTTGCAGGATCAGTTAGGTCCATCGTCACAATTCTATTTTGCGAAGAACCAAAGACTTTCTTCGAAGGAATAGCATGCACAACCATAGTACCAAATGGATCAGAAACTGAAACTGGTAAAAAATTGTTGATTGCGATTTGACCTGTTAGATAGTCAATTGTTCCAATATTATCATTGATTGTTTTCTTTACTGGAGAAACATCGTCATAGTAATAAATCTTCAAACGACCATTTCTACCCTGTAAACTTACTCTCAATTCTGCACCCACACCACCGCCGCCCACAATTCTTGCGCTCGCTGATGTATAATTTGCACCAGAATCTGTGATTACAATCTTTCTAATTTGACCATTGACAATGACCGCCTCAGCAGTTGCACCGTTTCCATCGCCCTCAATTATAACTTGCGGTGTTGTGGTGTATTCGTTGCCTGGAGACACGACTTGAATGTCTTCAACTCCAGTATAAGATTGAATCACTTCTTCAATATAGCAATCTCTTAGAATTCCTGCATTATCAAAATACTTGAATGATGGAGTTACTTTGATATGATTTGCGTTAGTTCCCTGCAACAATTCAGTATTGAAGTTCAGAGTATATGATAATGCGCGTGTGCTATCAGCAAAGAAACGCTTCTCAAGAGAAACGAATACATCATTGCTCACAATAGAATTATCACAGTCATCGATTGCACGAGAAATTTGAGAAACTCTGAAGATTGAATTGAAGTTGTTTAGATTTTGATTTGCGAAATTACGAATTGCTGCGACTACTGCTGCATCAACTTCGCTCTGCGTCTTATTAGTCTTGGTTGGATCGTACCAAACCTCAGCCTTTACATTGACATAATTGTAGTCGGCTGGAACATATTCTGGTGTAACAGTTAGAACACTAAATGGTTTGATAATATCTTTCTTGACTGTTTCAATTTCGGCTGCAGTGATTTCGTATCCACCTAGTGGTTTGGCTGAGAAAAACACCTTACCATAAACTGGTGGATTATTTTCTTCACCACCCCAAACGTTCACTGCTTGGAAGTATGGATAATCGCGATTGATCAATGCGATATAATCGTTCTTAGTCACTGCACGATTTTGAGAAATATATGCCTTCGGCGCAGTGAATCTAATACCCTCAATATCTTCAGCAGCTGCACCAGAAGATGATTCATTGACCAACGTGATTGCTGTATTTGTCTGAGGTAAAAACGTATCTAGAAGTTTGAAGTTTCGAATACCATTAGCACCAGCACCACTGGTGACAATGTAGGAAACAATCACAATATTTCCGTTGGTGAGTTTCTTTCCAATTATGCCGTCACCAAAATAGATCTGATACTTTCCGCTTACATTTTCTTCAAGATAATAAACAAGAGCGTCCGCATCAACATCTGTAGCATCTTGAGAGAGAATATATGATTCTTGATTAGCGTTTTCAGCAGAAACTTGAACCGCGACTTGAAGCGTGGTTGTATCAATATTGGTATCTGGAAGTTCGAAATATTGTCGTGGATTCGTTTGTTGGTCGTATGTAAAAGTAAGTCCTGTTGGAAGACCTTCTTTGAGTTCTAAATTCTCAACTGTGATGAGACCAGTTGTCGTATTTTTTCTAGCAACACGGCTAGATGGTGTGACGAACACATAGTTGACACCATCTTTAGTCTCAGAAACAAAACGAGTAAATCTTGGAATAACAACTGCGCTATTTGCGTCGTTGGCGACTGGTGTAATTGACAAATCAACAAGAGCGCGTGCACACACGCGAGAGCGCGGAGTGTATCCTAAGAGTTTGGCATGTGAAACGACAGACTTACGAGTCAATGCAGTATCGATAAACATCTCATTGGCAACCATATTCAAATAGTAACCCATGTAATGAGTGTTGTACGCCAAAAGGTCGAGTAGAACAGACATACCCGAACCTTCGAAATTGTAGTCGCTGAATTCTGACTGAGACTTTAGATAAGAACGAAGGTTTTCCTTGATTCTATCAAAGTCTAGTTCAGCAACCTTGAGTTTTGCATCGACGTTTGCCATTTAGCGTACTCTTTGTAAAAAGAATGTTATTGATAAGGGTTCTAGAGAATTCTTTATGAAGAACTTTATTGTCACATCGTAGCGATTATCTTCGAAATTCGGAGTTGCAAGAACCTGCTGAACATCAACTCTTGGCTCGTAGTTTCTCAATGTAAACAAAATTGCATCTTGTATGAGCGAGGTTGTAATATTATCCATCGGCTCAAAGAGAAACTTCTTTAGATTCGACCCTAGATCTGGATTGAATGGTCTCTCGTAGTGCGAGGTAAGAAGAAGATTACGAATCGATTGAGCGATAGAATTTTCGTTCAGTTTTTTCGATAAATCTTTCGTGACTGGATGCACTCCAAAGTCAAGATCAAAATCAGAATATTTTCTTGCGATAAGAGACATTTGAGCCTATGAATATGGTTTTGATTATTTATGCTGGATCTGGGAGTTCCCCAGTAACTCCAGGATATGGATCGGTGTAATTATTCTCTAGCGTGGTCGTAGTGGTAACTCCAGAAGAAATCGAAACATCAACATCGAATGATATAGAGGTTGGCAATCCCACGATCTTCAAGAATTTACAGAAGTCTAAAGTGAACCACTGGAACAGAGCACCCAAGCCGATCAACTTGAAGAATTTGTTTATCTTCGCCATAAACTTCTTGATCAGATACATTGGCCATTGCTCGGCGAAGTTTTGCAAAACCTCGATATATCTGTGTATCTTTTCCTCTAAACTTATCACGAAATCCTTTATCTCACCGCCTATAAGAGAAGCGAGATTGAATCCGAATAGAGATATTCCCTCGATCACCTTTATAATTTGTTTTCGAATCTCATTTTTTATACGATCTGGAGCGTTTTTCAGTTGTTCGATTAGAGAACTTATGGCTCCCTGGATAATCGCACCAATATCGATAGACAAAAGAGCAGGTAAACTCGGTAGCCCTAGTGTATCCCAGATCGTCTTGAACTTATTGATCAACCCGCCGATCGCTCCATAGATAATAGAAAGCGCACCGTTCTGTAGTTTAGCCATAATGTAAGAAAACAGAATCTCAGCTCTGATTGCTATCGAGTTTACTCCATACTTCACACCATCATAAAACTTGTAGATATCTGGAAGCAATCCGAATAGAGAATCAATCTGTTCAGCGATTTGAGCCTTCAATGCTGCTATATATGAGGGGTCTGCAAATAGCGCAACGATATCGATAGAAAGACCGAGAACAGGAACTACAAACGAAATTGGTAAAACGTTATTGATAATCTCCATCAATTTCGCTTGAACGTATAGATGAAACTCCTGACATAGAGCAGTTATTCTTCTCTCCCATTCTATATCTGGAATACTGAGACCCTTGAAGATTGGCTTTGATAGTGAGATGGGAAAGTTTCCCAACAGTTTCTCTACCTTACTGATTATCGACTTTACCTGTTCGATGGCAGCTTCTAGTGGCGCAATCTTTTCAAGCAATCGTCTTCGAATTTCCTCGTCGACTTCTACTGCGATTTCTCTGCGTATTCGTTCGATTTCAACTGTCAGAACAGACGGAAGGTTTGCTATTTGTACGAATAGATTTGTCAATGCTGCTTTAGTCGGCAGCATTGTTCCTTCGCACGGAATAGATAAACTAATCGCCATTACTAACCACCAGAAGTATTAGAACTGGTTTTCTTGGAAGTTATTTGAACTTCTTCTAATGTCTCAGTTTTAGGGAATAGTCTTTTACCAATTTTAGTTATGGTTTCTTGTACAGCTCCAGCTCCTCTTAGATCTGGATCAACATTGAATTCAATATTTTTACCAGCAGCACGAACAGCAACATCATCTATTTTACCAATTAGAGTTTCCTTCAATCCACCTTTTAGGTTCAAGATATCGCCCTTATATCCATTGACGCTCGTTTCGAAGTTTGCAACCTTTTGAGTCAACTCTCCCAATGGAGAATTTTGAACGAAGTTGGAAATCAATCCGTCTGCCATAGAACTTAGATCTTTGAATACGTTACTGATTGAAGAAGTAATACCACTGAGCGATTTACCAACACTCAATCCTCCAGATTCAACTTTCTTGCCAGTTACTGTCACTTCTTGCAGCTCTGATGTATTTGCTGTTGCTGTCGCAGCATTTGATGCTGCTGTTGCAGCGTTTGTATTTGCTGCTTCTGCTGCATCCTCTGTAGATGGTGTTGAGCCACCCCCTGTCAATCCAGTTCCAGCTGCGGAGGTTGCTGAGCCAGATTGCATATTGATTTGAGCAGCTGGAATGTCAACAGTATCGCCCTGCAATGCTGCAGTTGCGCCCTTCAAACTCAACTTCTTATTGGCTGTTAGATTTGCGACACCCAATGCGTTGATGTTCATATCAGAAGTTGATTCAGCATAGAACTTCTTGCTCTTCATGCGAATATCGCCAGTGACAGAGAGATTGTAGTTTCCCCCAACCTCGATGTTCATATTGCCACCAACTTTTAGATTACAATCGCCGCCTACTGTGACTGAACATTTACCGTCGATGTAAACATAATCTGAACCCATGACTACAGTGTAGTGATCCTTCTGTACTCTTTCTATTCGATTACCATCTGTGTCAATCTCAATATACGATCCATTTCTATGAGCAAGATGTACTCGTTCTTTTCCTGGCGTATCGTCAAACTCTAGAGCATGTCCTGATTCAGTTTCGAGAGCATTATTGTAAGGATACTTCGGACTGAAAGATGATTGTGGCTCGCTCCAGGTAACACCGCCAGCAGACTTTACACCTTTCTTCAAATTCTTTTTTCTTGTAGCAATAATGGTAGAATCGCTTTTGCCTCTAGACAATCGATTCGCAGTTGATTCTTTTAGGTACTTGGATTTTGGATAGGCTTCAGCTGAATCATCTGGCTTCTTTGGACGACCACTCAAGTTTCCTGGGTCGCTAAAACCGAATTGATAGTTTGGTTTCTTATCTGGTTTTCCTGGGAAAACTCCCACAATTACAGGGTTTTGAGCATTATCTCCATCAACAAAAAACCCAAAACACATATCACCTTCCTTTGGTGTATAAGTGTTTGGACTGTTGACTGGAAGAACAGGCTGCGCCCAAGGAAGTGCATCAGTTGGAATCTTTTCTTTTTTCTCTGTATGCCACCCGAAGCAACGAACACGTACACGACCGAGTTGTTCTGGGTCTTGGCGATCTTCTACGACACCAATCCACCAGATGAACCCCTCAAGTCCAATAAAATTTTTCTTTGCTCCTGGCATCACTTACCCTTCTTTGATAATCTATTCAATCCATCCTTGGCGCCTGGAACTTCTTCAGCGTAAGAGTCAGAGACCAATTCAGCAATTGTTTCAAAAATGTCATTAGAAAATTTATGGTTTACTGCAGCAACAAGATATTTACCTGTTCGTTTTTTGTCCAACTTTTTACCTTCCTTGTTTGCAGATTCAAACATAGGGAATTCGTAGTTTACAACATCTCCCGCCTTCATTTCGATATCGCCAGGAAGTGTTACTCTAATTCTAAAGTGATTCAATATGATCATATGCATTGCACGAGGCAAAAGCCAATTCTTTATATCATTGCTCTTTTCTGATGCGGTGTCATTGATTGCCAAGTATGTTCTAAAAAACGACTCTTTAGACTCAAATAAAGTTTGATTTTTAGAATTCTTGAAACTATTTACTGGCTTGAATTTGTTGATTAGATTTTGTTGGCTTTCTGCTGAAGTCAGATCATAATCAGCAAAATTGTAACTTTGATTGAATAGATCAATCATAAGCATACGCGATGCAAATGCACCATTAGAAATAGAATTGAGCATATCGAAATCATTTAGAATATCCAAGTTATCGATAGAATCTTTATTGTTTGCAGGATCTCGCTCATTATTCTTCAACTCATACTTCAATGTTTTATATGGCTTCTGTTTGAT